CTAGCGGTATCCAAGTATTTACAAAAGACCACGGTGGATTTACCCCAGAGGAAGTCGCTGAACGGGCATTGGATAAGATTATTCAAGTAGGGGATCAGTCTCATCCCTTGGTTCGGGAGCAAGCAATTGCTTTTAGGAATCATATTCGGGAAGTACTAGTCTTTTACATGAATGAAGCGGTAAAATTTGATCGTGTAACACTAGCTCACAAGCTACGGGAAGCTGGTCATCCTGAATTAATTAAACTTTTAGACGAATAGGAGTCCAAAATGGCTTTTACAGGCAACTTTATGTGTACCAGCTTCAAAGTACAGTTGATGACGGCAACTCACAACTTTACGACTGGTACTGGTAATACTTTTAAACTAGCAATGTATGACAACTCAGCGTCATTTACAGCCGCAACTACAGCTTATACAGCAACTAATGAAGTAGCAGCTTCTGGTACTTATGCAGCTGGTGGCGGTGCGTTGACTAACGTTACCCCAACGTCTACAAGTACTACAGCGTTTACAGACTTTGCTGACTTGTCATTTACATCTGCAACCATTACAGCATATGGCGCAATGATTTATAACGACACAGCAGCTGGCGACCCTGCGGTATGTATTCTTGATTTTGGTGGTGCTAAGACATCTACCGCTGGAACGTTTACGATTGTGTTCCCCACAGCAGACGCAAGTAACGCTATTATCCGCATAGCCTAGGAGCCATAAATGGCTCTTGTTTTAAAAGACAGGGTTAAAGAAACCTCTACTACGACTGGTACGGGAACCTTTACTCTGGCGGGTGCTAGTACAGGGTTTCAAGCCTTTTCTGTGATTGGAGACGGCAATACAACCTATTACACCATTGCGCTTCAAGGTGGCTCTGAATTTGAAGTAGGGATTGGGACTTACACGTCTAGCGGAACAACATTAAGTCGAGATACGGTTTTATCTTCTAGTAATGGTGGGTCATTAGTAAACTTCTCAGCTGGTACAAAGGATGTATTTTGCGACTATCCCGCTGGTAAATCTGTAAATTTGGATAGCTCTAATAATGTAAGTGCTTTAGGTACGGTGGCTTCTGGCACTTGGCAAGGTACAACTATAGGTGTTGCTTATGGTGGCACTGGAAGAACTGTTGGTAATTATTCTATTTACGCAAATGAGATTCATGTTGGTAAAGACGGAAACGACACAACAGGTGACGGCACTTTAATCAATCCTGTGTTGACAATTACCAAGGCATTGACTTTGATTGGGGCTGGCAGGAACACAGTGATTGTTCATCCAGGAAGCTACAGCGAAAGCCCTACAGTTTCAAGCGCAAACACAACAATTGCCACCTCTGAACTTACTGGTGCTAACACGCAAATTTCTGGAACATTAACCCTGTCTGCGGCGGCTCGTATTAGTGGTATCAAGTTAACCAATTTGACCATAACAGGTTCGGGTAACACTTACATTTCAAACTGTACCGTAGACACAAGAGTTATCAAATCAGGTTCAAATTATGTTGAAATTATCAACAGCGAATTGCAATGTACTTTAGGTGTTCAGATTTCTGGCACAGGTACAGTTTCTATTGTAGGAAACAAGTGTTGGGCTGTAGCGGTATCTAATGCAAGCGCCAGTGTTTTAATTAAAGATTGTTTCCAAGTTCTTACCCCAAGCGTGACGGCTGGAACTTTGCAAATTGATGGTTCTGCTATTTTTGCGGCAAGTCCTGCATCTAACGCTGTAACTTCAAGTGTTGGTAGCTTTATCACACTGGCTAACAGTTTTGTCTTAAATTCAGCAGGAACCAATGTAGAACGAGTAAGTCTTGCAGGTTCTTACAGTATTTTAAACCTTGTTTACGATAAAACTAACTCTACTTTTACAGGAACAAACTTAAACGCTATTGATTATTTTAGTGTTCTTAATGCGGAAACCTTAATTTCAAGCAACGGTCTTATAGTAAATAACATGACGGTTGGGGCAAGCTACTCAATTCCAAGTGGATATTCAGCCAGCTCAGTAGGACCTGTCACGATTTCAAGTGGAGTAACAATAACGGTGCCTTCGGGGAGCCGTTGGGTAGTATTGTAAATGTTTGGCTTTTTTCCGTTTTCCGCTGCGCCATTTTCGGATTTAGGGGCGTCAAGTGTAAGTGTTGCATTAACTGGAGTTAGTGGCACTGGGCAGGTAGGAAGTGTTGCAGTTAGCGGTGCAGCTAATGTTCCAGTTACAGGATTAAGTGCTACAGGACAAGTCGGTAGTGTTACTGTAGAAGCGGGTGCAGACGTAGCGGTTACAGGTGTTTCTGGCTCTGGACAAGTCGGGTCTGTGACTGTAAATGGAACAGCGGTTGTAAACGTAACAGGCGTAGCAGGAACAGTATTTGTAGGGTCAGTTACCGTAAGTGGTGCAGCCAATGTGCCAGTCACAGGCTTACAGGCTACGGGGCAGGTCGGAAGTGTCACAGTACAGACTAGTGTAATAGTCAATGTAACAGGCGTTGTTGGGACAGTTTCAGTCGGTAGCGTAGCAGCAAACGGCACGGCTGAAGTCCCTGTAACGGGTTTAGGAGCCACAGGAAGCGTTGGAAGCATTACGGTACAAGCTGGTGCAATTGTAGGTGTAACGGGCGTTTCTGGGACTGGGCAAGTTGGTTCAGTTACTGTTATACAGAGTGCTTCAGTCAATGTGACGGGTGTAGCGGGAACAGGACAAATAGGCGTTGTAGTTATTCCTGTTTATGTAATTGGACTGCAAGCCACAGGATTTGTAGGATCTGTCACCGTACAGATTGGCATGGATGTAAACGTAGTCGGTGTACAGGCAACAGGGCAAGTTGGAACGGTGTCTTTTTGGATAACAATTGATGATTCTCAAACACCGAATTGGGTGACTATCAATGATGGACAAACACCAACTTGGACTGATATTATTGACACACAAAGCCCAAATTGGGTAGAAATAGCAGCATAAGGATAATATGGCATCTACATATAGTGACCTAAAAATTGAACTGATTGGCACAGGTGACCAAACGGGAACCTGGGGAACCACGACTAATAACAACTTTTCGGTTGCGGTTGGCGAAGCTATTACAGGTTCAGCCGATGTTGCTTTTTCTAGCGCAGACGTCACAGTTACCCTAACAGATACAAACGCATCTCAAACTGCCCGTAATCTGCGTTTAAACCTCACAGGAACATCAGGCGGAGCCAGACAGTTAATTCTCGGTTCAGGCTGTCAGATTGAGAAATTATACTTAATAAACAACGGGTTAGCAGACGCAGTCACAGTTAAAAACACCAGCGGTACAGGAATAGCAGTCCCTGCTGGTAAGTCAATGTTTGTGTATAACAACGGTACAAACGTAGTAGAAGCGGTAAATTCTGCGGTATCTATGCAAACCACAGGCAACGAAACAATTGGTGGAAATCTTGCAGTTACAGGAACGTCAGCGTTTACAGGGGCAATTACAGCGGCAGCGGATGCTACCTTTGGCGGGACAGGACAAATCAAACTGCCAGTAGGAACAACAGCTCAACGCTCAAGTAGCCCTGCAAACGGCATGATTCGGTATAGCACAACTGAAAACAGCTTTGAAGGCTATCAAGCTGGAGCATGGGGCGGAATTAGCGGAGCGCAGGCTAACGGGGTTATCTACGAAAATAATGTCACAATCACAGCAAGTTATACGCTGACGACTAATAAAAATGGTTTCTCGGTAGGACCTATTACGATAAATAGTGGTGCCGTGGTGACAATTCCGTCAGGGCAAAGATGGGTTGTACTATGACTTCTGTTTATTGGATAGCCCACAAAGACCACTCTGACATATTTAGTCAGGGGTATGTTGGCGTGTCCAGTGACGCTCCAAAAAGATGGGCATACCATAAAAAAAGAGCAGAAAACACTCATTTAAAAAATGCCATTAATAAATACGGCTGGGACAATTTAGTCAAAAAGGTCGTGTTGATTGGTGAAGAAGATTACTGTTTAGAGATTGAAAACAAGCTAAGACCAGCAGACAAAATAGGTTGGAATCTTGTTTGTGGCGGTGGTAAACCACCATCTGCTTTAGGTAAAAAGTTTATACGCAGTCCTGAATGGATTGAAAAAATAAGGCTTGCTAATTTAGGTAGACCCTCATGGAACAAGGGTAAAAAATTAACTGACGAGCAAAAAGCAACACAGTTCAGTCTGGCTGATTATATGAAAGACAAGCCACATGGAAGGCTTGGTAAATCAATGCCATCAGAGTCTATTGAAAAGATGCGTCAAAAAAAGGTTGGTAAAAAGCAACCAGCAGAGCAAATAGAAAAAAGACGGCAAAAGCTAATTGGTCGGCAATATACAAAAATTGTTTGCCCAAAGTGTGCTATGCAGGTATCCATTAATATGGCTAAAAGATATCATTTTGACAACTGCAAAGGGTTGCGTCCGTATAAAGCAAGAGTTACCATTGATGGCAAGCGTATTTTTTTGGGTAGTTTTGAAACAAAAAATTTGGCAATACAGGCTGAAATGCAAGCGTACAAAAACGCAAATAAACCGTTTCCTAGGGATTTTATTAGACTTAAAGGATTAAATATATGAGCATCGTTTTAGTCGGAAGTACGAGCGGGAGTATTACTTTGCAAGAGCCTGCGGTAAGCGGAAGCACGGTATTGTCACTTCCTGCCGTAAGCGGAACTCTTATCACCACAGGTTCTAGCGGTCAATCTATTCCTAAAGCCGCATTACCTACTGGTTCTGTGTTGCAAGTGGTTTCACAGCAAGCACCAGCAAATTACACAACAACTAGCTCTGCATTAACTCTTTTAACACAATCTTTTACTCCTACAAGTGCTTCAAGCAAAGTATTAGCATTTATGTCATATACAGTAGAAAGAAACGGTGGTAATTCAAGCAACTATATTCTTGTTAGTTTTTTAAGAAACGGTGGATTAGTAAGTAGCAACTGGGGTAATGCCACAGGGTATCAAGAATCTAGCGGTGCTAGAGCAGTAGCGACTAACACTATTTTGGATTCGCCAGCTACGACTAGTGCAATTTCTTATACGATTGTCGGAGATTTTAGTGCTGGTGGTGCTGGTGTGCCTTGGCAATTTTATTCATTTCAACTTACCCTTATGGAGATTGCGGCATGATAAATACTACTTACGCAATTTTTAAACTTAATCCGCAAATTGTAAAAACAGTAGGCGATGTAGCTTACGATGCAGACGGCAATGAAGTCGCATACGATAAAGCCGCAGTACAGGCTTATGTAGATGCTCATGCTTATATTGCTAAACGAGCCACAGAATACCCACCCATCACCGATTACATTGATGGTGTAGTAAAGGGTGACCAAGCACAGATTGATAAATACATTGCTGACTGCTTGGCGGTCAAAGCTAAGTATAAAAAAGGAGAAGCGTAATGGCGAGCGTCATAACGGCAACGACCACCTCAGGGCTTACCCAATCTGCTGACAATAGCGGTGTATTACAGTTAGCATCGGGTGCTGGTAACTTAGTTACTGTTCCATCGGTAACAGGCACAGCAATGGTTAGCGGTAATATGCCAGCGTTTAGTGCTAGTC